CTGTAATCTTTATCTTCTACTTTTTTATTTTTAGTTTCCATAACATTATTACTCTTTTCTTCTTCTCTTTTAATTTCTTCTACTTTTCTTTTTGACCAACCAAAACCTGCGTCGCCACCCCATAACGCCCAAGCAATTCTTGAAGCACTAGGATAACCGTCCTCGCCTACTTTAAAACCCTCTGTAGTTTTGTTGCCCTCATGTCTGCTAAAAAAACTAAACATTCTTTTAACTGTATCAGGGCTTAAATTTTCTCTATTTTTAATTGACGTTGCTCTTGCAACACCTACGGCAGTTCCGCCTCTACCATGTTCTTTACGCCATTTTAGACCTCGTTCAG